TAGAGAAGAAGGCAGCTGCCGCTGCAGCTTCGTTCTTACGCTCGATGGAACGCAGCTTAGGGCGATAAATATTGCTTCTCTTCTGGTAAGCCTGAGTATTATATTTGCTGTCCTGCGAGTGCTGCGAATTGAAGGCACGGATCCCGTCCTCGATGCGCTTGCGGTAGTTGGTGTCGAAAAAGCTGGTGCTCGAGCGCCACGACTCCTTGGCCACGCGCATCCAGTCGTATGTTTGATCCTCTGCCTGCTCGTCCTGGTCTCCACCCTCTACGCCGGGCACCGGCTCATCGGCAGCAACCGGGATATCGCCGAATACGCGATCGGCACCCATCTCTCCCTGGTAGGTCTCAGTGTCTATCTCAGGTTTGCGATGCCGGCGCGGGTCCTCTATCGATAGAGGCTGCTGCTGTTTGTCTATCTCCCAGCCCATCAGCTATTAGCGTCCTCTATCCATTGCATCCAGATGGAATATTCCTGTGGATCCAAAGCCCGATAGCCTGCAAACCTGTCAGGCTCAGGAATAGTCTGAGTCTCGTACTCTGGATCCGGTACCCGGAACGGATCTTCTGTCATGGATCTGGATTCAATGTATTGGCTTCCATATCCTAGGGTCCGCTCCGTCCAGATGCGTAGGCATCTCACCGTCCCACTTGCCGCGCTTCATGCGGGCACGCTCCAGCAGCTCCCCGCCGGCAATCATGGCATTGTGCGCCAGAACGCCGTAGTCAGGATCATCGCGCATGATAAAGCCGTAGTGGCTGCCGAGCGCCAAGTTCTTTACCACGAGCGCGCCGCCCTGCCAGCACACCAACCACAGATGGGACGGGTAGTGCTCGTTCAGGATCTCGCCCACCATCTTGGCCTTCTGCATCATCTGGATGTCTTCGGTGGACGTTATGTCCTGAATGATGAACTGGGCATCGCTCACGGGTTCTTCCCCCAGATCGGATGCAGCAGCAGCGCGTAGTACTTCGACGGGAAGCCCGTTTCCAGCGAGCTGTACTTGGAAGCCTCGTAGACGATCTGGAATGGAGTCAGGTAGTCCCACATGCCCATCATTGCGCCCCCCCGTTGTAGAAGCCCCGATTGGTCGTGTCCGTGCTCTGCTTGGTATACGCGGAGCTGAACTCATAAGCGATATCGCGCTCAGTCCACTGCTCTCCCCAAGCCTCGATGACCATGGCCATCAGGCTGAACTGGCGCGTCGTTACAGATTTTCCGAGAGTAATGGGTACGGCCACTCGATCTTCTCCACGGTGACGTCATCAGAAAAATGGCGCCAGTACGGCTCCATGCGGTTGACTTCGTAGCATTCGAACTTGTGCCAGCCGTTCTCCAGCTTGTACGAATCGGCCTCGATGATCTGAGGGGAGCCTACTGGGTAATGGACTCGGTATTTCACTGGTCTAGATGAATCGCCAAGAGCTTTCAGTGTGACCAGATCCCCTTGTTCGAAGTTCTGAATCATGTGTAAACCGGCTCCGCGTACTGATTGCTGCCAACGCCCGGCGTGACGGGCTCCATGTCGAAGATGCGGCTGACCGCATCGATAAGATCCTTCTTGCCAGCGAACGGGAAATAGGCCATCTCCATCTTGAAGTCTTCGGTCAGATCGTACGCCCCCATTTTGCCCGCCTCGCGCACTCCCTTGTGGATTATTTTTCTTGCAATGCGGTAGTCCTGGCCGGACTCAAGCATTTCGCGCTGGGCGCGGGTAAGGTTCTCGCCGTCGGTGTTGTAGGGGATGTAAAAGCGGCCGTTCCGTACATCCGGCGTCAGGCGCTGCACCCGGTCCACCTTGCTGCCTTCACCGTCTCTGGGCCAGGCCAGTTCTTCGATAAGGAATGGGATTCGTTCGATTCTCTGACGCTCATGGAAGTAGTCCAGGTCGGCCTGCGCTCCGTACGACTCGTACCCTACATTGCATCCCTGCACTCCGCTGGTCGAGCTCCACCATTTCCACATGTCGCGGGTCCTGACCCAGCGCTCTGTGAGGTCCATCTTGTGGCGGTAGCCGTCCAGAAGATATTTATTTCCAGCATAATCGATGCCAATGACCGCAATAGCCGTGTTATCCGATCCCTTCTTCTGGCTGCGGGCTGGGTCGACCATAATGTAAACTTGGAGAGTCTGAGGGCGAATCTCATAGATTTTCAGGTCCTTCACGTCGAACATGCGGTGCGTGCCAGACAGCGGATTCTGAAGCATCTGGCAGGCGATCGTCGCCTCTCCCTGGTCGCGCACCTTCTGCTGCCATACATCGGGCGGGAACAGCACCGGGCGACCCGTGATCGTTCCGTCGTGCGTTGCGGGATAGATTCTCGGCCGGCAGGCTCCTCGCTTGATGATCTGCTCGTAGGTGTCGTCGAACGAATACCGCGTTCCGATGTGCCAGCTCCGGCCGTCCACCGTCCCCAGATTATCGGACAGCTCCCACGCTTCGGTGGTCTTCTGGACCTGCTCCGGCGTGGAAACGCTCGCAGGAACCACTACATCGTCGTATACGCGCAGCGCGAAGTGCTTCGATACCGGCTGACCATCCACCAAGCCGTGGGCCTCCACGGTCGATTCCTTGCTGTTGGAGCTCCTTTTTACGGTGATGCCAGAGTCTAAGCTCCAGTTGGGCGCATCTTTCCACGGGTTCTCGTACAGGATGTCAGGGAAGAGCTGCTTCAGGACCTCGTTGGTCTCTAGTTCCCGCTTGATCTGGCGCAGGAATCCCTTGGCGATCGGAGAGGTGTGACTGAAGATCCCTATCGTTATCTCAGGATTCTTAAGAATCTCCTGGATCCCGCCAGCGTAGGTGATGATCGTTGACTTGTAGTGCTCGCGCGCCCACAGATCCAAGTAGCCGTCCGGGAAGTTCTCCACCTCGCGGCACCTGGCGTACAGCCAGGGGTGTAGCATGTCGTGCCGTCGAAAGACGTTTACGAGCAGGTAGAAGCGGTCAGACTTCGCCAGCTCCCTCGCCCCGTTCGGCTCCTTCTCCAGACTCTCCCAAGCCTTGAACAACTCCGGGAACGGCAACAAGTCCTCGTATCTTAGCTTGTAGGGCCTGACTGGATGTAAGGTGTATGCGGACTGGCTCATCGCCACCTTGAATCACCATGTCCTGACTGGCTTTACCGTCAATACGGTCTGCAAGTTCTCTGAGAGCCGCAATATCGCCCTGTTCAGCCTTCTGGAGCAATTGGTCGGCAACATCGGCCAGAGCCTCTATCCTTGTCTTCCCCTTACCTTCCGCCCTTTGGTCTAAGGCTCTAGTGATTGCCTCGGCCCAAAGTTTTCCTTTCTTGTAGTTGTTATTGCCTGTAGGTGCTCCAGCCATTGAGGGTCATATAACTATATGAATATCCGGTAATTGGTGTCAGGGAAGGCTACGGGACCGGGATCACTATTTTCCCATAAGGGAGTTGGCTGACTTCACCCCATCAGCTTAGCCTGTCGGCTTTTAACCACACCAATTACCGCCCTCGGGAGACGTTTCACTTGGAACTATGATTTCAGGGACGCAAGAGCGGCCTGAGTGGCTGCTACAAAAGCTTGGTTTTTGGCTACCGCAGCGTTGGCTTGTTCCATCTGGACGGCAATGGCTGCTAATGACTGCTCTACTGCTGCTATATGCTGGCTGATGTCAGTTTCCATGCTTTTTGTCCTTGCCTTTGAGGGGCTTACCAGTTGCGTAAGACTGTCCAGTAGATTTCTGACAGACAGCATATGGGTTAACGCCAGAACCTTTCTTTTTTACATCCTCTACGCATTTATGGACTTTTGTACCCTTAGGCATTTATTCCACCCATTCGCCGTCTTCTGAGGATCCATCGAACTCCCAAGGACTGGGAGACGGACCGGCATCCTCATCCCAATCATCGTCCTCGGGATCAGTCGTCACCTGCATAACCAGAATAGCCCCTATAGGCAGTACGGAAACCATAACTCTCTCCCATCTCGCCTAAATGCTGCCAGAGCTTGGCTTTCATGTCCCTGTTAGTGCAGTGCTCAATAGATGCATCGAACACGTAATCCCCTGTCAGCATATGCGTATCTCGCCATAGCTTCGGGGCTAACTGGTGGAATCTCTGCATATAATCATCCTACTACAAATCTATCTTCATGCAAGCTGGATATCTATAGCCTGGTTGAACAGTCTTTCTAAGAATCATCTTTGCTCTATAAGACTGGGCGTGTTGCTTTGCTTCTTCAAACTTTCCTTCTACATACTTGGCCGCAAATGCCCTTTCTTCTCCTGTTGGATTCTTCCAAGTCTGCATATATGAAACAAGCACAGTCCCATCTGGTCTTTGCCATCCCATATAAAGAGTAAGGGTTCTTATAGGTCTCTTTTCAGGAAGCATTCTATCTCCAAGTAAAACGGGATCCACAACCGCTAACGCCATGTCAGATTACTCTGTGCGCTGCTGCGCATTGGGGTCCCGGTTCACTCGCTAGAACACGGACTAGCATCAATCGTCGGCACTTCCTCGACATGAATAGCGCATTTCCTGATGTCTTCCATCGCATCGTCATCTGTTGCATAGAAATCAGGCGCAGGCTGTCCGGGCCGTGAGGCTTCGTAGATCAAAATTCCTGCGATTTGTGGACCGAATCTTTTTTCCAGTTCTTTACCTTTTTCTCCTCCAAGATGCACAGCCCATCCGGCTCGGCAATGAGTAGTCCCGCAGATCCCATCAGCATGCCATGAACCCATATCCAGTTTTCCTCCCATCTCGATAGCACCAAGAATAGCGCTGTCAATATTTGGAATCACCGGAATATCCTCAGGATCCACTTTTAATGCACCGCGCAGGTTCGCACCGCCCAGGTGCGCATCGCGCAGGTTCGCACCGCCCAGGTACGCATCGCGCAGGTACGCATCGTACAGGTCCGCACCGCGCAGGTCCGCATCGCGCAGGTTCGCACCGCTCAGGTTCGCACCGCGCAGGTACGCACCGCTCAGGTTCGCACCGCGCAGGTTCGCACCGCCCAGGTCCGCATTGCGCAGGTACGCACCGCCCAGGTCCGCACCGCCCAGGTACGCATCGCGCAGGTACGCACCGCCCAGGTCCGCATTGCGCAGGTACGCACCAGTCTTATATGCCCACCTTACAGCCAAACCAAGCTTTACCGATACCGAAGCATCTTCCGCACATTCAATCTCTGCCGTGAATTGAACTTCACCAGAAAATCGGTTCTTAACCTCGAACTTCATAGTTCCTCCACAGATTTAGCCGTGAGCCGCTTGTAATGCGCTACCTGAGCTGTCATCCAGCCGTCGATATAGCCATCCATCCGCGCCTGATCCAGCTTCCCCTTCACTACAGGCTTATCGACCTTGCCTAGCGCAAAATCTCGCTTGCCTTTGTTGAATCCTAGTACCTTTTGCATCTCGATAGCTGCGTTTCCTGCTGCGTCGAATGGGCCGAATGGGGTCATCATCTCACCTTCAGTTCGTCGGAATGGTAGATGCGGTAATGCATCGACTCGCTCAGGAACAGGCGGTCGGTCCAACGGAAGAAGCGGTTAGCAAGGCGGCGCATGGTCAGGTTCATTGTGTTCCTATCAGGGCTCGATACATTTCGGTTACGATGCGACGGCAGCATTTATCGCAATGGTTGAGTAATCCGCCTTCTGCTTCATCGAAAACGCAAGCGGGGCAAGAGCTTTGCACAATCTTTCGAAGTTCGTCGCTGCGACGTATGCGACCAGCATCGAAACCTCTTGTGAAATCTCTGGTGGCAGTCACTTATGCCGCCTTGTACGCTTGCCACATTTTGACTAGCGCCGGGTAATAGCGGCTGTTGGGGCTGAGATGAAGATTGCGGCCATGCGTATTGGTGAACTCCTTGGCGCCATCTGCTCGAAGTGCCATTACGTCTCCACCGTTAAATACGATGAACTTGTCGCCGTTGACTTCGTGGACTTCGTGGACTTCGGTGACTCGGATCATCTGGTTCCCCTTGCGTTTGCGTTTCGATGTTTTGAATCCTAAACACATCCGGTCCTGTTGTCAATCACTAACCGACGAACGGTGTCCCGCAGGATATTGTGGCCTCGATACAACGTACTCTCGAATCCATCTCTGTACCTCTTTGGCCGCAGCAATGTATTCAGGTGAAGGATCTCTTCTAACTTCCTGCCCCATTCGGTACGTTCTCCATATTTCATCTCGCAGCTTTTTGGGAAGCGAGAACCAATGTTTCTTGCAACCCCACATGGAAGGCGGCACTTCTTCAGGACATCCAGGCCAATGGCATGTATGACTCATACCGGGTCACCTTCATGTTGTATTGCAGCACGCTCTAGTTCCCATTCGGCATCGTGCGCTATTAATCCGCCAAGGCTTACAAATGTCCCTACAGACTTGCTGGCAGGCTTAAGCTTTGCCATCCTCTCCCGGAACTCCCTATAGGCCGCAGAATCTGCTCTGCCAGCCTGTATAGGCTTTGACTGCTGGTAGATGCGTTTAGGCGCTTCTGGGGCGAATACGGGCTTCCTGCGAGTGTTCCTGACCCATGTCTGCCAGGTGCGCTTCCAGTCAACCATCGTTTCGCCGCGACCGATCCACCAATCAGAAAAATCTTCGAATACCTCATGCGGTTTCAGATCTGGGCGTCGCTGTATGCAGTATTCGGCCCACTCTTCTGGAAGCTCGGTAAGGGAAAGACGGGTTCCTCTAGTCATGGCTTGTATACCTTAGCAATATGGCGGGCGAGCGGCAGAGGGATCTTGGCGACAGCGACTTGAGCGCCTCTGCGTCTCGGATCGGCTGAGTAGAAATTTCGCGGATCGGCAGGTGAAAGCTGCCGAAGTTCCAGCGCGAGCGCCCGACCCATTCGTTCGCTCCGCGCACGTTCTCTACCACCATCGGAATGTGACGACCTGCAGCCCCGCACGCCTCGCGCTGAATGCGAAAGCAGGCATCGAATAGCTCGGTGAGGCGCTTGCGGCCCTCGGCATCATTCAGCAGCGCCGCGCGCTTCGCCTTCGCCCTAGACCACGGCATCGCCATGTAACTGAACTCCTGGCAGGGCGGACTAGCAACGATCAAATCGGCGTTCTGGAACTGCGAACCATGAAGCGTTCTTACATCTTGGATTACCAATTGCGCCGGATACTTATCGTCGCCGTAGACGTGAAGCTCTATATCGAAGCCGATCACGTCCCATCCTTCTTGCAATAACCCTTCTGTCCACCCACCTAGGCCACAAAAAAGGTCGATTGCTAGAGGTTTCTCCATAGCTTCCCCAAGGGTGATATGGTCCAGCCAACTATCTTCTTGTGCTTATATAGCGGTATGTAGAACAATACTTCCATTGCAAGGCTCTTTTAATCTTTAAAAGAAATTGAAAAAAGACCCGCCTTTTCAGCGGTTGCCTGTGGATAACTTGGGCCAGCTCGCCTTTTGCTGGTCGGGTGCCATTCGTTTAGCTGCCGTACCAGCCCTAGTAAGCACTGGCTACTTTCAGCTTCATCCCCTGCGGGCACCATCTCGACGGGTAGGAGCGGGTCACTCCCGAACCGACGTCCAGACGCAAAAACGCCCACGGCTGGACTGGTTGGTAGTCGGGGTGGATTCCCGATCCTCCTTGAGGGAGGCCCAATCCATGCGTGGGCGTTCTCCACTGCATCCCGACTACCAATCGGCGACATCTATTTTCCTGATTCTGGAGAAGATGTCAAGACGGCGCGAATCTCTGTGCACCAATAAGCGGTATCGCAGGCGTTTAATGGCCTGCCGGTATCAATACGGTTTTGTCATGTTTCCTCCGTTTGATCAAACGTAACTCGTACCCAAATGCCGGCGCGATCCTGCTGGCAAGCTCTACAGATAGCAGGGGAACCTTGCGCTGGGCTAGCCGGCAGAGAGTCGCTCGATTGACGCCTGTTTCCTTCTCCATGACCGCATAGGTTCGGCCTGCATAGCTGGCTTCTCCCACGTTCTTTGCCAGCTCTTCAAGAATTGGATGATTCATGTCGATTCCTTGTTGACAACGCCCATATCATCGTTTATTATTCGTAACGTGTCAAGCGGAGGACATATGGAAGAAGATCAACGTCAATGGATGGAACTGACAGAACAGGAGGAATACGAACGGGAATATTCTGCTTATCTCGACTCACAACATACCTTTCACGAACAGGAGCCCAACAATGCCTCGCATCAACGAAATGCTGCCGAGCAAGTATCTGAAGAAGGAAGACTGTGAATCTCAGCTGCTGGTCACGATTAGGGAGATCGTGCCGGAAACCGTAGGAAACGGATCCGACAAAGAAGACAAGTGGGTCTGCTATTTCTCGGAACAGGAAAAAGGAATGGTGCTTGGGAGCACCAATATGCGCCTTATCGAGATGGTTACCGGATCCGATAACACCGATGACTGGATCGGCAAGAAGATCGTGCTGTACTGCGAGAAGAACGTGAGCTTTCAGGGAAAGCTGGTAGGCGGCATCCGCGTGCGGGCACCTAAGGCTAAACCTGCCCTGGAAGCGGCCAAAAAGGCCCTAGGATCGTCCAAGCGGGGAGACCCAGCCCCACATGAGCCGCTTCCTGAAGAAGCCAACCAAGACGACGATATCCCATTCTGATGAAAGTCGCGCAGATGCTTAGCAGTAATCCCATGCAGGCTGGGGGAGACTGGCTATCCGAGCGGGCGGGATGCGCCACAGCATCCCGCATGCGCGACCTGCTGGACTTCCGCAAGGATGGGAAGCCGGGAGCAAAACGTATCCAGTACATGAAGGAACTGGTTGCGGAGCGGATGACTGGAAATTCCGTCCACCACTATGTCAATCAGGCTATGGCGGATGGAATCGAGCGGGAACCATTTGCTCGAGAGTTGTACGAGGAAACCAGCGGCAATACGATAGTTCTATGCGGGTTCTTCCAGCATCCGACCATAGAATTCGCTGGAGCCTCTCCCGATGGCCTGATCGATCAGGATGGGCTAATCGAGATCAAATGTCCGACCGCGCCGACTTTTGTTGACTGGCTGATTACCGGGAACGTACCGGATGAGCATCTGGCACAGATGACATTCCAGCTCGCATGTACGCGCCGCAGGTACGTGGATTTCGTGGCCTATAACCCTGAGATGATCGACGGGACAAAGCGGCTGTTCGTGCGTAGATTCGAGCCTAATGCTGGATTGATAGCCACGCTCGAGGATTCAGTACGGGAATTTCTAGCAGAAGTAGATGGGCTATTCGATCAGGTAATGCGGTCATGACTTACGCCAAGCGTGTAGATGCCAATCAGGTAGAAATAGTCCAAGCATTGAGGGCTGTAGGAGCCAGCGTACAAGTCCTATCCGCCGTGGGTTGCGGATGTCCTGATTTACTTTGCGGCTACAAGACAGAGAACTACTTGCTCGAGGTTAAGACCGAAGACGGCAAACTGACAGAAGATCAGATCAAATGGAAGCGCAACTGGAGAGGACGAGTATGCGTCGTTCGATCTACCGAGGAAGCATTTGCGGCAATCGGAATAGGGGAGCTCACATGAAATCCGAAGATTGGTTAGTATATGTCCTCGCTGCAGCGGAGGCCGCATGAGCACCGATACGTTTCCGGGGGCGGTACAGGGTTCAGGTCCTGATCCCCTTGGACCTTCGCATGGATCACAAATCCAGCCGTCGCCGTCCCTGATAAATGATGGCTCCGTTGTCGCCCACGAGGGCCACCGCTACCAGATCAAGCTGCACCCGCC